CCAATACAGTGGCAGCAACATTACTATCGTTTTCCGCTTGTATTATTAATGTGCCATTGTGATTCTTATTGATGATATACGTGCTATTGTCGGCTGATGAATGATACATTGCCAAATCAGCGCCAGTACCGAAACGCAATTCATAATCATCATAATAGGTATGGTGTGACTGTATTGATGTGTCCAATTCACGTCTAACGAAATCAGAACCATCAACCCCATCCAATGTATCAGCATCAATTCCATTACCAGCACCGTAATCATCGGTGGTGACTAATCCCAAATCGGTTTTTAAACTGGTGAAGGTTCGTTTGCTTGCGGTCCCACCCGTAGAGGAATCAGAATAGATAAACGAATCAGCAGCCGTTATTGCAACATCGCTAAATTCGTTTGGATCAAAATCTAAACGCAAATCAACCGAAAGTGTACCATTGCCAGCGCCGACGCTCAATCCATTACCGGCAATGATTTGACGCGAGGATGGAACACTTTGCGTATTTCGTGCAACTGGTGATACTACTAGTTTCGTAATAACACCAGCTGACATATTGGTGGACCAAACATATACATAATTGGTTCCAGTCTCACTGATGATTGAGTGAGGAACAAAGAAGGTTCGCCATTGATCTACGCCATCACCATTGAATGTGCCAATTTCGGTGGCTGATAAGGCAGTGGTTCCGACTGCAAGTTTAGTACTTGATCCTATTCCGGAATGTTTTATTAATATCTCTACGCCATCAGTGCTATCGGATTGAAGAGCATCGAAGGAGAATACAATAGCAGATGTAACCGTGGTAGCAGTTGGAACATTATAGGTTCCATCATATGTGGCAATAACAGCATTTATTCCAGCAGGCCCAACTGCACCTTGAGAACCGTTAGTACCGTTAGAACCAGCTGCACCAGTATCACCGGTTGGTCCCGCTGGTCCCGTTGGCCCGGTTGATCCAGTATCGCCAGCATCTCCTTGGATACCCTGTTCACCGGCATCGCCATCATCCCCGGCAACCCCTTGAATACCTTGTTCACCGGCTGGACCAGCAGCACCCGCAGGGCCGATGGGTCCAGTTGGACCAGCAGTACCTGTATCACCGGTTGGTCCTGTATCACCGGTTGGTCCCTGAACACCCTGAACACCCTGAGTTCCTTGTGGACCTGTATCGCCTGTATCACCAGTTGGACCTGTATCACCAGTCGCACCATCATCTCCAGCAATGCCTTGAATGCCTTGAATGCCCTGAGTTCCCTGTGAACCAGCTGCACCAGTAGGCCCAGCAGGCCCAGTAGGCCCAGCTGGTCCTGTATCACCAGTCGCACCAGTATCACCAGTTGGCCCGATTGGTCCCGCTGCTTCGGTGCTAATTGATTGAATTACATCATTTGCGTCTTTGAAGAAAATGTGGCCATCTTCGTAATTTAAATACAGTTCACCATATTCTAAATCACCAGCATTAGGCGCTGTGCCCTGTACACTGGTATTCTGTACGATGATGGTCATTGCATTACCATCTGCGGTCAAACCACTCAGGGACAAACTTGCCTGATTTCCGGTTGCCAGATCACCAAGGGCTAATAATGTTCGTGCCGCTGCGGCATCAGCCAGACCGCTTAATGATATACCAAAGGCAGATAAATCATATGTTGAGACAGTATCAACACCGGTTGCATAAATTCCTTTGTTTGCAGCAGTAGTAAGACCAGCGATACTCGCAAGCAAAGCATCATATACTTGAATGTCGGTGCCCGGAATCAATCCAAGATTTGTTCTGGCGTCTGATACATCGTTCAAATCAGCTAAATTTTGAGCAATGCTAAGTTTACCGGCAAGCTGGTTCGTTATTGTTGTTGCAAAGTTTGGATCATCACCCATTGCAGCAGCTAGTTCATTTAGCGTATCCAATGCGCCGGGAGAACCACCTATCAAATTGGCGACTTCGGAAACAACAAATGCAGTAGTTGCTAATTGTGTACTATTGGTGCCAGTAGTAGCAGTTGGTGCTAATGGCACACCAGAAAAAGTTGGTGAGGCTAGGCGTGCTATTTCTACCGGAATATCACCAGCTATCAAAATAGTACCAGCAGATACACGCCCATATGCATCAGTAGTGACCTTAGTGTATGTGCCAGTGGAACCAACCGTTGGTAGATCAGATGCTATCAATGCACTTCCGGCTGTGACGATACCACGATCATTGATTGTTACTTTACCAAATGTACCGGCAGAAGCACCAGAAGCTGGTAGGTCAGCGTTTACTAACGTGGTAGCCGATAATACAACACCGTGATTGTCTACAGTCACCTTTGTGTAAGTGCCTGATGATACTCCAGAAGTTGGAAGATCGGATAATGAAATCAAGGCAGCTGCAGTAGCTCTACCCTTTGCATCCACCGTAAGTTTTGTATAAGTTCCCGGCGTCACCAAATCTGGCAGAAGAGCATCATCAAAAGATGTTGCCGCAGTAATAATACCACGATCATTTACTGTTACCGATGAGTAGGTTCCGGCATCGACACCTGATACGGGTAAATCGGATATGGCCAGAGTGTCAGTTGAAACGATGCGTCCTTTGATATCAACTTCATACTTGGTGTATGATCCAGCGACGATTCCGTCTACAGTTGGTAAATCAGATGAAACAAGACTGCTCGATCCAGTTACTATCCCTTTGGAATTGACTGTTGGTTTTGCATATGATCCAGCAGATATTCCACTATTTGGTAAATCAGAATTTGCTAATGCCGCACCGGCAGTTGCTCGACCATAAACATCAACCGTTACTTTACCATAAGTGCCAGCGGATATTCCAGAAGTGGGCAAGTCTGTGGCCAGTAATGATGCACCACTTGTAATTATGCCTTTGGTATTGACGGTTACTTTGCCATAAGTGCCAGCTGTTACACCAGATGGAGCCATGCTCACATCAAATGATCCACCAGCACCATTGTCCAATGTGGTGAATTCTGCAGAAAGGTTTATATTACGTTCGTGTGAAAGAGTGGTTGATGAACCAATTGTTAGATATGGAGCAGCTTTCAGTGGATCAGTAATATCATTAACCCATGCGGTGTTTGGAACCTTGCGGGTATCATCACCAACATCGGGTGTATCAGTTAATAATAGAATGGCATCAACAGAATCGGCAAACTCTTTATTACCACGAATGTACTGATCCGTTAACAAATCAACTGCAAACGCACCAAACGCAGCGGATGCATCTTGGTTAATCCATTTTGATGTTGCCGCATTATAGATCAGGATATGCTGATTTTGCGCACTGGTTATTACTACATCGGATGCAGAGGAAATGGAGGATGAAGGACCAGTTGGACCAGCAACACCGGCTGGACCCGCAGGACCAATAGGGCCAGTTTCTCCTATTGGTCCTGATAAATCAGAAATAAAGTTCCAAGAGTTGCCTATTCTATGGTAAATGTTGCCATTACTTGTTTTCAAGTAATAGTCATCTTCATTTCCGATATCATCGGTTGGGTCTGCAGCACCATTATACCACTTTGAGCCAGTGAATGGATCGAATGCTTTTAGATAAATCGCCGGAAGACCGGGATATGATATCTTTGTACCGGCATTAGCCCCTTCACGGATATGCTCGAACGTCATCCCGTCCACCGCGAAGGTAGTAGATGTCGTTCCAAGGGTATTTGTTAATCTGGATTTATCACTCATTAAGCTGAACTACTTTTCATCGTTCAACTATTTATTAAGATTGGCGGCTCCAACCGCGTATAAAATAATAATTCCGTTATCTGATGGGTGAACCATCAATGGTTATGGTCCTAGTTGTTTCATTTTCTACTAAATCTAAAACCAATTCGGGTACATCCACAATGAAAATACCATGAGCGGGTTTTGAGTTCGTTTTACCCACATAGGTATATTCATGTAACGCGTTATCAGCAAGCAACGTATTTTTGACCCCCGTCAATTCCTTACGCTCAGTGGCTGATCTAGATTCAACAACAATAGTGTGGCGCACTGGTTCGGTAACAATAAATGTTTCCAAGTGCGGAATAGAATCAATATCAAATTTACTCATTTTGGGTTACCCTTTATAATATCTTGAAGTTTATCGACGCCGCGCTCAAACTTCTTGAAGTCATCTGTTTTTGCTGCATTGAAAAAACGTTTTTTCAATTCTGCGGCCATTTCCGTATCACAGTTTTCATCAATATTCCGAAATAGTTTAGTAATCGACGCAAATGTGCGTTCCGCATCGGTTCGTAATCTGGTTGGATATACCGTTGGCGGAAGATAATCTTCTATCTCTTGTAATAAGGACCGGCGTTGTGTCATGTAGATATTTATTTCGCCCAGCATTTAATTGCACTATTCAGGTCAATCCTGCAAAGATTTGAGTTCAGCAAAGGCGTCCATCATTGTCAAAATGGCAGGCACATCCTCCTGAAGTTCTACCATGAGGGTTTCAACCCTGAGCGACCCTCCTAGTTTTGGGCCAGCGGATGGAGGTACGCATAACCACTCATCACCCCACATGGGATGAGCATACTTCACCCATAATCCGCCATTAATAAATCCACGCATCATGTTCATGGTTTTTGATATATGTTTCATGACCTCTTTACAATAATGTATTCGGTCGTGGTACGCATAGCTTTCATCTATATATGGAACGATATCAACATATTGCGGCAGCGGTGCCTTATGCATCATGGCGTTATATTTGGGATGTAATACAGAAATATGATCCACGCGGCGACAGAAAATGATCTGATTGGCTTTGGGCGCATATGTCTCACCGCGCACCACATATCCGTTTTTATCTTCCCGCACACACATCCCACGATTGCCATTAGGTGCATTGTATATAAACGATTTCACTTTATGTGTCATTATTCCCTCTCATCATTTTGTTTTTCAACGTCTGTAACGAATTACTAGCATCATGGGTTACCGCCGTTGATGCCGGTTTTGCATTTCGGCGCAATGTATTTCGACGTTTTTCACTTGGAGGCGTTGAGAACCATTCTTTTTGTGCAGGTGTTGCATCATGCATTCGCATAGTTTCAATATTAAACCCGATTGGTATTACTTTCCCAACACCATTACTGGTTCGTGTTTTCAAGAACTGAAAGCGCAAAATACCTTGTTCTTTCATGGCAGTAGTCATAGCGAGAGTCGCAACAGTATCGGCTGTATTGATTTTTGAAATACCACCGGAAATATGAGCATGGGTATGTTCATTGGCTTCTTTCATTGATGTAACAGCGTCACGATTTAGCTGTGATGCTGACCAACAATGATATTTGTTCTCACCCATGATCGCCCTGACTTGTTCGGCAACCAATTTATCCTTGGTGAACATGTCATTGATATTGATGTTTTCATTATTTGGCATCAATAGATCGAGATAATCAATAACGATTAGATCGAACTTGGTTCCTAATTTCATCTCCAAGTCGCGAAGATAGGCTTCTATCTCCTGAACCCGAGTCTGAGGAGGCATGTATTTGATGATTAGTTTACCAGTGCGTTTACCGTATGCTCTGACGCTCGCATCAACTTCATCCATATGCAGCATTACATCTTGTGCTGAAAAGGATGATACCATCTGATCAAATCTTTTACATACGAAGTTTTCAGATAGCTCCAAGGTAATATATGCTACGTTTTTACCACGTTCCACCCAGTTCATAGCGATGTTGGCGAGGAAGAATGATTTACCACCACCGGAGTTAGCAGCAACAAAATTGAGACCACCTTCCATGGTCCCCCCAAACAGCGCTGTATCAATTTCGGAAAACCCGGTTGGCTGCGTATCATTTTTGCTCATTTGAATCAGCCGTTCTTTTGGATTGGCCGAATAATCTGTCCCGATATCTCTATTCAGGGATAGCATGACTGCGTTTTTGATAGGTTCTACAACACCACCATAATTCTCTGCCATAATATCATCGGTGGCATCAGTGATAGCGATGATAGTTGCATGCATGCGGCAATGCTTTTCAACTTCATCACATATCCATTCATATTTGAGATTGAAGTCAGATGGTAACTCTAGTTCCACGCCGGTTTCTGCTTCGATTTGCCCAGTACTAGGCATATCATGATATTCATTAGTATATTGCTGCACATACCTGATTACGCCAGCATTCTCCTTCATGAAGTATTCAGGGCGCAGTATAGGTTTACAAATGGAATATGCTGTAGTGTTTGCCACCAAGTATTCCAGCATTACCTTTTCTTTTAAATCAACATTTCTCATCAATTTGTTCCGCGCATTATATCTTTGGCATTTACCAACACTTTAGATTTCAAATAGTTTTGGTGGCAATTCTGTACGATGTCTTCAATAGTGTATAATCTTCCATACCGTTTTACTGCAGCCATTGCGTCCTTGATGTCATAGTCCCAATCGGGTGTAGTGATGAACCATGAATTCTCTTCAGCGATATCAATCAAATTGGTTCCATCGCTTTCTTGATCTGGCACAACTATGATTTTACGTCCGCTCAGGTTTAGTAAATTAATTTGCTTCTTAGTTAGAGACGTGCCGCGAGATGATACAGCATCCAATGCCAACCCATCTAACACTCCCTCACAGAGAATGACTGATCGCCCATCATTATCCAGAGTATCTTGTCTGAACAAAAAATCAGGAGGACATTTTTGAAACATCTTTGATTTGCCTGATATTGCTCGCGCCATGTACCCGACAACCTGCCCATAGTGATAGTATGGTACAATTAAACAATTCGAGCATGTTGAAGACCAAAAAAAATCATATGACCCGATTACCTCTTCAGATCGCGACAACGCATAATCCAACACCCGGCGATATGAAGTCTTTTTTAACGCGGCTGCTGTTGGGTCCAAGAGAGGAACTGAATTTTCTGGTAATTCCGTAGCTGGGAAATGGCGAACCACTTGTAGTTCTGGATTTACTTCGGTTGGCTTTGAAGAACGTCTGAACAACAAATCTAATGGCAAGTCTTTCAAACTACCGCCTAGAAGCTGATACAAGCGCCGTGGACGCCCCCCAAGGCCATTTTCGGGTTCCCATCCCGTAGGTGTGTCATTGAACTCACAGCCACCGTTACGGCACGTGTATCGAAATCCCCCAGTCGGAGTTTCCATGAATGCGCCACGATTTCTAGAATCGCCACACGCTGGACAATTAAATGTTTTCCATCCAGCGCCCGAAATTTTGTGCGGTGGTAAAACATTTAGAAATGTTTCGAGGATGGCTTGATCGCTTGTCATGAAAAACATTACACTTTGCTATAAATACATGCATGGATAGCCAACTGACTCAACCCGCGCTTCATAGTGCATCATATGACATTCCCCGATTTGTCGTAGGTGCACCCGGTTCGCAAAATCGTGGTGGCACCGGCAATATGAAAATTATTGCCGGGATTGCTCAACCTTTGGATTTTAGATTCATAAACAAAGATGGAATACCACTGATACTCCAGAACATGACGCCTTACTTGATATTTTGGGCAACCAATCGATTGGATATCAATGAAGGTCCGGGAGGTTATTCATTGAATTCAAATAATGACATTACCTTGCGCAAGCAATTGGATGTCCTTGACGCTTACGGCGGAATTGCCAGCACTCTTCTCAATAATGATGACACTGATGCTATTGCGCGCGATGCCACCAATAATGCTGTCAGGTGGGGATTGTTCCTCGTGAACACTGACAAACAAGTTTTTGCAATGAGCATCACCAATACCGGCGAAGTTTATGGCAATGTCGATGTTCAAACTGGAAACGTTCCAGCATATGAAATGATAGTAGGATAATCCATGTTAGATGTTACCGCCGATGAAATAGATGAACTGATTGCAGTATATCCATTCCTGAGTGCCATTAATTATAACAACAAATGGTCAGTGGGCATTATTCAAAACGTCGAAACCCAATTCATATGGTTTTATGATTTCAATCGGGTACGAACACCCAGTGATAGGAAGGAATTCCTTGAGCATGGTAAAGATTGGCACAACCAATCCAATATGGAAATTCCCATCGAGATGTTTATTGGCAACCGTTTTGATAAATTCCAACACGCCTTGCGCGGTTTCAATAAAAAACAAACTGCCGAAACCAAAGGCCATCAAGTCAATTTGAGCGAAACCTTTGAACGCCGGATCAAAAAGAAGAAGATTGAAATCAAAATCTCTAGCTAGATTGTTATCTCACCGCAATCAATCATAGACTTCAATTGAACGGTTATCATCAAAGCAAACGCAATGCCGTGTGATTTTTTGAAGGTGTATTGCGCTTCTGCTTCCTTGATCCAAATTTCTTCACGGATGCGCTCCCATGATTCACCAATCAAATAACGTTTACCCGGTCTGATGATGGCTATCAGGCATGCTAAATCCTCAATACTGGACGGCTCATATGCATCAATGATGTCAAAATGAGAATTGATATGCTGTAGGCTCTGAACAATGTCTTCGTCCAAAAACAAATCCCACTGAGTTGGGAGGGCCAAAAGAGCATTCAGATGTTCGGGGTCTTTCACATATTGGTATGCAGTATTTGGGATTAGATCGATTTTATAGAAACCCATGACACTGGCCAGATCATTAGACTTTTTACCAGATGGGAATGCTGCCAAATTAGAAATTGGGTCTATTGGCATGTTCTGACAAAATATACCGGTTGGATGCCGACGCAATTCCCCCTCTTGCGCCATTGATGCCCGAGTATACACCAACCCGGACAACGCTTGAACGCGGTCCTTTACATCTAAATCAATATCAGGAAGATCAGCGCTCAAATCCCAACTCCTGCATGATTCCTTTGATTTCCGTTACGTCCTCATTGGATACCGCAAAACGTGATTCCCAGTATCCAATATCCAGCACATTGGAAAGATATTCAATATGCTGTGGCTTCATTCGATCAAATAGCCCCTCAGCCATACCA